AGGTAATATTATGGTTATAGAAGACACAGCATTTCATATGCCTTCAGACGGCGCTGCTTATATAACTGACAATACAAAATATCACAACTTCTTTAATGGTAGTGAAGTTGATAGAGTTCATTTGGTTGCTACATTATTAGAATAGGATATATATTATTATGAATGAATCGTGTGTGAGAATTTACGACAATGTTGTTTCAGATCAATGGTGCAAAGATACTATTAATCTATTTAAAAAAAGTAAAAATCCAAGTGATGATAACAGATACGAAAGTCCAGACTTTAATCAAGTTACCTCACAAACAAAAAGTTTTACTGAAATATGTATAGAAAATAAAGATGAATGGATAAATGTTAAAAATACTTTTATTAATGCTTGTCATCAACACTTTCATAAATTTATAAAAGATATAGGTATAGAGAAACATCATTTGCCAGTATTGATAGATACAGAAAATGTACACTTTAAAAAGTATGAAGCAAATGGTAAAGATGTTTTTAAAAATCACGTAGATGTTATAAGAACAGGACCATTATCAAAAAGATTTTTAGTTTTTATAATGTATCTATCAGATGTAGAAGAAGGTGGTGAAACAAGTATACCTAGATATGATGTTAAATGTAAACCAAAGGCAGGTAGACTATTAATGTTTCCACCTTATTGGACACACCCTCATCAAGGTGAAAAAGTAATTAAAGGAACAAAGTATATACTAATGACATACTTACATATGGGAGAAGAAAAACAAATATTCAATTTAGATCAACAAAAATGATAACAATCCTAGACAACGCATATAAAAGATTAACTGAATTAAGAAAGAAACATAACAAGAAGTTTGTTAGACTTTCTGTTAAAGGTGGTGGTTGTGCTGGTTTTAATTATGATTGGTCTTTTACAGATGAAGAACAAAGGGAAGATATTGTTATTGATGATATGTTAGTTATAGATAGAATTAACGAATTGTATTTAACAGGTATGGAATTAGATTATACTTATGATGACTTTGAATCTGCCTTTGTATTTAACAATCCCAAAGCAACCTCATCTTGTGGTTGTGGTACATCTTTTAGTGTATAAATAGTTATAATCGTTTATCCTGAAACGGACGGAAGTAAACCAATCAAGGTTGAAGAAACGCTCTTTATTAAAGGAGTATGTATGGACTTAATAAAAGACCTACGAGCTTTAAGAAAAGAGAAAAGTAAATTAGACTCTGCTAAAGCTCAATTAAGAAAAAGAAGTAAAGATAGTATCGCTAGACCAAAGGCAAAGAAAAACCTTTTTTCAAATGATCCTCGTATGCAGAGCATATAAAAGAAAACCCACCTAAAGGTTTCCAGCCTCTAGGTGGGAAAAAACAACCCTTAAAGGGTAACTCTAAATTCCTATTCCGTCTAGTCTAAAATCTACAACAGGTACAAAGTCGTAAGCATATTCTTCTTCGGTACCTAAAGGACCTGACATTTGTACATTACAATCATTTTTCTTTCTATTATCAAAGAAAGTTTGTAAAGTAGTTTTTAAATTATCAGCCATTTGTTTATGTACTGATACATTAAATTTTGCAAACAAGGTACCACAACAAATTGTAAATTCGTCAGCACTTTCGGCCCTTGCAATATTCATAATGTCTTTTTTTAATTGTGTATCTTTCATATTTTCCTTATTTGATTTCTTCGTCAATGTAATATTCAGTTAAGTCTTTGTAATATGAAGAAGACTTTGAGTCTGCTTCTGAATACAATACTTGTGAGTATAATGCTAATATAAAACTAGCAACACCTATTAAGAATAGTGCGAAACATAATGCCCAATTATCGTTCATTGGTATTCCGTTGTAACCACCATCTATTGCACCAGCAGCACCTATCATACAAAAGGTACCGACTATTGACATAACTATTGTTGTATATTCATATATTTTTTTCATAGTGTTTTTTTCTCCTTATTGGTTTATCTTTTTGAAGTTATAATCGTGGATAATCTTATTAATTGCGTTTTTCATATTAATATCAATTATCTCTAAAAGTTCATTATCAACTTCAACGATTTCTTTGATGTTTTTCTTCATTTTTTTAATTTGACTATAAGCAACATTTCTTACAATTGTCAAATTATTTGTTTTTTGTGTTTTTGTTATCATATACTACTAAATATATAGGAAAACCACTCAAAAGTCAACAAAAAAATCCCGAAAATATGAAAATAATTACACTTTTTTTGTTATGTTCTCTTTTTGTTCTCGTAAATTGTACAAAAATCAAAGAAAATTGCGATTATAGACCGGAATTTGAGAATTCCAGCGAATCAATGAGCGAATCACTTGATGGATTAAGACAAATTGAAAATTTGCAACACAAAACTCGTTGTAAATTTTAGGATAAATAATAATATGGTAAATTCACAAAAATTTTGTCTAAATTGTGGACACGAATCGCATTGTGGCGAAAAATGTTTACAAGATTATGGCGAATCAGAAAAAACTGTTTGTTGTACACATTGTCGTTGTGAAAAAGATGATGATTCTTGGGAAGATACTGTAAAATACGATTTAAACAATGAAGATTTATTTAATGGAGCATAAAAATGGCAAAAATGAGAATATTTAAGTTTTGGAATGAAGCAGGTGACGAAAAAGAGAAAGAAGCAATGAGTTTGAAGAAGGCAGTTATGTCTGTTCAAGGTGATTTCAAAGATGAAAGAATAGGAGTTGAATTTATTACTAAAAAAGGTAATAAAATAGAAACTTCAGTAAAAATCCCTATGGGAAGAAAAATAAGACAATCAATAATGGTTGAAAAACGAAGAGCAATCGCAAAAGCGAAATTAGAAGCAAGTAGAAGAAGTGCATAATGCCAGCAGTTAGTAGAAAAGGGGATCAATTAAGTACAGGACACATATGTGCTGGAACAACAATACTTGATACACCAGGACAATCAACTGTTTTTGCAAATAGTATATTAATTGCAAGACAAAGTGATCCTACGGTATCACACCCTTTTCCACCAGCACCACCTTGTGCGCCTCACGTTGCAAATGTTAATGTTGGTTCTTCAACAGTAAGAGTATGTGGATTACCAATTGCAAGAATAGGAGATAGTACAGACGCTGGTGCAATGACTAAAGGTTCTTCTAATGTTTTCTCAGGTTAGCGTATAAATATAAGAGATATGTCAAACTATGATGCTAGCACAACCAATAGCTCTAAAAGAGCAAATAGAATCTATAAAGATTTAGATTTAGACTTTGGTCGTAATAGAATAACTAATGATGTTAATAAACTAACAGATGTAGAGGCAGTTAAAAGAAGTGTTAGAAATTTAATTAACACAAATCATTATGAGAGACCTTTTCATCCTGAAATAGGGAGTGATGTAAGAGCAATGTTATTTGAACCAATGACACCTCTTAATGCTCTTAATTTACAAAGAAAAGTTGCTGAAGTTTTAAATAATTTTGAACCAAGAATTGATTTACAACAAGTATTAGCAAATCCTAATATTGATAGAAACAGTTACGAATTAAAAATTATGTTTTATGTAGTTGGATCAAATTCACCAGTAGAAGTAGAAACATTTTTAGAAAGATTAAGATAATATGGCAAGTAATAAATTTATAGTATCAGATTTAGATTTTGACGCAATCAAATTAAATTTAAAAGCATTCTTACAAGATCAACCAGAGTTTTCAGATTATAATTTTGAAGGATCAGGTTTTTCTGTCTTATTAGATACATTAGCATACAACACACACTATCTAGGTTTCAATGCTAATATGGTTGCAAATGAAATGTACCTTGACTCTGCTGATATTAGAAAAAATGTAGTATCATTAGCAAAGATGTTAGGATATACTCCTTCTTCAGCAAAATCACCTATTGCTCTTGTTGATATAACTTTAAACAACGCTACTGGTGCTTCAGTTACAATGGATAAAGGAACAGCATTTTCAGCAACAATAGATAATACAGATTATAGTTTTGTAACTAATGAAGATATAACAATGTCACCTGCTGATGGTGTTTATAAATTTTCAGATGTAACTTTATATGAGGGTACTTTAG